TATACCCAGTGTTCAAGCTTCCGCTACCGTAAATGCTCTCAACATTCGTACCCGTTGCTGTAACTTCCATTTGCCTGGAAAAAGTGCAGCCGATAATACCCAGCATTAGAATCACTAGAATGAAATCCCTCATAGTTTTTCTCCAGTTGCTTTGGATACGGTTGTAGTAATGGCGTGTCGAATGTTCATACTTTGGATAGCGGTAAAGACTGCTGTGAGTAATTCCTCGATTGTGATAGCGTGATTAAGGTAGGCAACGATGGCCGTTAGAATAGCGGCTGTTGCTGTTAGGTAAGTCTTGTAGCCGTTTAAAAAATTGAGTAGTTTGATGACTAAGTTCATTCGTGTCTCCTTTGTTTTCTTTCTTCATTTAGTAGACCTAAATCAAACCTAAGCTGATCAATGAGAGTAATGGCTAACTCGAGTTTATTTAATTGTATAGCTTTCTCTAGTATCACGATTTTCCTCACACAGTCCTTAATGTTTTTTAGTTGTTCGGGGGTCATAGTAATTGGGTTGCACTGGTGTTTTTGCATTCATTCTCTCGTCAATAAAGTATTTAATATATTTGTCGTGCCACTCAATTCGTTCTTCCATTTTGCCGTATAGTATGAACCCTCCGACAACGTAGGTGGCAAAGGATCCGATCAATCCAATAATCGCCCACCGCCACTTCTTACCGTCACGGACGTAATTGTCGTGATCTTTTACAACACCGATCAATCCGGTATTTTCTAGTGTGCCGTCACCTACGAGTAGGACTCTGAAATTTTTAATCTCCTTTAGCATTTCATCTTTAAATTCTTGAGTGAATTCCATCACTGACTCCTATTAGTTTTAATGATGCTCTCTATGGTGTGGAGTTCTTTTATTAGGCTTTGTTTATAAAGTGCATTTAGGTTTAATAAACGTATTCCTGACTTAAAAGATTCTAGGGTCTTTACCATGAACTTATATTTTTCTGGAGGAATAGTCAAGACTACGTTTTCTATCATATTAGTAACCTTTGATTGTTGTTGTTCCCGGAGCGTTAAAAGTTAATACCGTACCATATCTAATCGTTGAAGTTACGGGTGTACCTGAAGGGGTAAGTTGATAGTTCACTGCAAAGTTCGAAGCTGATAAAGCTTCACGGAAACTTTCACTACACGTAGTTGCTGCTTCCGATATCACACAACCTGTAAGGTCAGTCAAGGAGTTAGTATGGTCTCTTAAATTAAATGTCCAAGATTGTACCCCTGCTCCACTTCCCGGAGCCGTGGCTGCCTTAGCATAAAATCCCATGGCATATAGATTACCAGGTAATAATTGATTATTCGTAGTAGTGGAAGCAGTAGTCGTTGCTCCTCCTGAGAAGGCTGAATAGTGAACGACACTTACCGAAGGTGACGCTGCTCCACTGGGAACTACGAAAGTTCCAGGAATACTGGAAGTCAATTTTACACCTGCGGATATGTACCTGGCTGTGGGCGTATTAGCAGGTACTACTTTTAATGAAAGGATATCTCCCGGTGCCGTAGTTATACTGTTTACTGTATCTTGACATGTGGTAGCTGTTTCGAGTACTACGCAGGTAATAGCTGTATCTACTTGATTTTTTCGTAAGGTTATCGTGTAAGATTTCCCTGATGCGCCTGCCCCTGCTGAACCATCTAGGTAAACATAAAGCTGTGAAACTTGTGCCACGATGGGAATTAGCCCACCACCTTCGGTAGCATTTGGAGCACAACTACTATTGATACCGAGGTAATTTGTAGCTGAAGCACTAAAAATTGTAGCTGAGGCTGGACAACCAACGAAGTCATTACGATTTGTATTGGTAATATCCTTTATAACGTAGCCAGTAATTGCACTATATGTAGGTGCTCCGGCTGCGGTTGTAGCTTGTAAAGATACTGTGTCACCACGTACAAGATTAATTACGTTGGTACTATCCGTACAGGTAGTTGCAGGGTCGGTCATTGTGCAGGTTAACAAAGAAGCTGAACCATTAACAATCACCGTATAAGCTATGGCTCCAGTCCCCCCACCTGGTGCTGTAGCCGCTGAGATACTTAGGTTCCTGAGACTCATGTTTCCAGCAACTACCATTCTTCTTTTAGTGTTGCTAGCATCTCCACCCCCACCCTGACCAAAAGACAAGTAATGATTGGCCGTTACCGTATTACCTGCACTACTTAGTGACCACATCGTAGTCAAAGCATGAGCCAATGAGGTTTGAAGTAGCATTAGCAGAGTGATTATAAATACTTTACTTAGTTTCATATTTTAAATCTCCTTTATATTAATTAATTTAATAGTCAAGTTTAGCAATAACATTAGCTGAAACAACGTCCACCGTTCCTCCTCCAGTAGCCGCTGACATTCCGCAATAGAGTTGGATTTGATCGTTGTAATTCGTTGTGATATACTGAATTTCTGGAATAGCAACTAAGCCTGCACTATCCGTGATTGCACTTAGTATTCTTAAGTCCACCGTACGTGTGGCATTGGTTAATGCTCCAGCGGTATTGTTCGTACGATAGAGAAGACACGTGGCTGTTTGCGGTGCTGCAAATGTAGCAGCATTATACTTAAGCTGTGCACTAGCGTTTAATCGATACGTTCCAGGTTGATCAATGGTTATTACTGGAGAAGTAGTCCCAAAGGTTACTGCTGCTGAAGCGTTAGTTAATGAGTACACGGTACCTGCAGCGTAGGCCGAGATAGTGTAATTAAGTTGTACTCCGTTTGAAGCGTATTCTTGACCACTGGGTAGATTAATTCCTCCTGCGAATGAAGAGAACCCTGAGGCAGAAATTCCAGATCCTCCGATAGTAAGTGGAGAAATGAACGGAGAAGAATTGCTATTGATGACGGCGTCATTTACTGCGTACGTGTTTATGGTATCAGCTGCTCCCATGAGACCGTATTGGTTAGCCGTAATCAGTGGACCACTAGCGTAAATACCGTAGGCTGATCCTGTGGATTTACTGGTACGATAGTATCCTCCGTACACGTTGAAGGTAGAAGCAAACGTAGCTCCGGTATCCGTAAATTCAAACGCCTTAGATACCCCGGTAGTCGCTGGAATGATAATATTCGGACTATACACACTCAGAGTGGAGACCGCATCTAAAGTAGAAGCTTGTGTACTAGAAATACCGAGACAGGTTCCAGAGGCACAAGCTATGTTGATTACTGGATTATAGATTGATCCTCCAGCGTCATTGTATATAATTCCCGTACTGTTACCGCTTGCAGTTGGTTTATTAATTTTAATATTCCTGAGATTAACACTAGCAAGGCTGGTTCCCCCCGTACCGTTAACCAGGATTCCGCTCCAACCTCCGATAAGATCTAAGCAGAAATTTTCAATAGAAACGTTGTCTGCTGTAACATTGAAAAGCTGTGTGTTTGTTCCTCCGTAAGTAGCTATGTGAGTACATCCATCAGTACCGCTTCCAATCAGGTGTACCGACTTAGTAATAGAGAGAGCCGCATTGAATTGCATTGATGGTGGGAAGTAAACTCGATCGTTGGTAGCAACAACATAGGCTATAAAAGGAGCTATGTAGCTCTGTGAGTCTATTGAAGTAGTTGCACTAGAACTAATTGTCCAAAAGTTACTTGTCTTTCCAGAAGATCCCTTTAGAGTATAAGTACCCGTTGATTTGAGGGAGTATTTACCGTTCGTGAATTCCACGTTATCAATATGGGCTATTACTGGATCACCAAATCCAGAACCGTCACGGAAGTCAGAAGATACCCCATCACATACCCCGTTAGACCACCAGGTTTCGTTTACTGTTCCATGCCCTGAGTCATTGGTAACCTTACAGGCTTCACCTGTTCCGGTCGCACCACCAGAGTGAGCATAGCTATAAAAATTACTTACCTTTGCATACGTATTAAATAAACTTCCGCCTGCGGATGCGTTCTGGTAGGCAACATCAAGACCTCTACAGAAAGTCGGTGCGTAGGATTGGCAATCAACTCTAACGTTCCAATCATTGATTGACCCCGACATGTCTGCTTCTGCAGTTGAATTCATCGGAGTACGAATACCCCATGCGCTTGTTGTTGCTGAAGAAGTTAAAATATTCCCACGTACTCCATCGATTACGTAACCTGAATCGTTAATAACAAAACCGTAAACAGTTGTCATGGAGGCATCGGGAGTAAAATCAAACTGAATATTCCTTAATATGAAAGCATTTTCGCTACCCACCGTACCAGCATTTTGATTAATACTTATACACGAAGTAGCAAAGGCTCCCGTGCAACGGACATTACCAATATACATAGGTTTAGTTACGTCTTTGGTAGTAGCTGTAATAATAGCTGCAGCCGTAGCTGTTCTATTAAATAGAGTATTAGCAAAGTCTACCCACACACCGCTAGGAATTTCAACCGTTGAAGCGGTAGTAAGAGTATATGAACATCCCGCAGGAAATTGAACTCTTGTACTTTCTGGTAATGCTGCCATATAAGCTACAATGTCAGCTGGACAAGATGTCAGCTGTGTGAAGGCTCCAGTAACCTGACTACCTCCTCCACTACTAGTTCCACAACTAAATGAATTCGTAGTAGCATCATAGTTCAAATGGTTCCCTCCAGAGTCAGTACACGAAGGAAGTATCGTAGCCTGAAATGCTGTACCATTAGATACCACAGTAGCGTCATCAGCAGCACTAGAAAGACCAGTACCACCGTTAGCTAAGGGCACCTGTCCAGAAAGTTGCGCTGCAGGAATGGAGGTTAATCCCGAACCACTACCACTAAACGTGGTGGCTTTCACAGTTCCAGTAACGTCCAGTTTCTGGGTTGGGGAAGCATTACCAATCCCGATGTTTGTACCGTCCGTGTAAAGCATGTTACCGCCAGCAAAGATCCCTCCGTTATTATACTGAAACTGCCCAGTAGAACCTGCTGGGGTACCACCAAAGGTGGCATCGTTGACAGCCTGAAGAGCCTTTTGGACTGTGTTTGCGTTGACAGGTATATTGTCTCCGAAGGTAGACGTATTAACTGTCACGTCCTTGGCTGGGACTCTCGTATCAGCAAAAGCTAAAGATGACGAAAGTAGGATTGCAAGTAAACTTAAAAACCATTTTTTCATTTGTTTCTCCTTAGCTGTTAATTCCGACTACATATAGTTTATCGTTTATATCTAATCCTACGTTCAAGGTTAATGTGTAACCATTTATTGTATAGTCTAAGTTGTCTTGTACAACTCCGTTCACTGCTACGTACACAATAGGGTTAGGCTGGAAAGAAAGTGTGAATACGGTCTTGCTAGCTGTGCCGACCAATTCATAGTACGAGGCAAAATTAAGAACATTAGCCCCCACCACCGGAGTCATGACTTGATAAAAACCAGCCACCTTGTCTCCGATGTCTCTTCCAGGACTTACAGTCAGGGTACTGTCCAAAATAGTGTAATCTCCGTTTAAAGGATCCTGAGCTATCCCATTTATGTTCACGGAAATAATTCCAGTCAATACCGGATAGTCGTCAAGTTCAAAATCCGTTTGTCCGTCTGAAGTAGCGACAATCGAGAAGTTTCGATACTGGGGTAGAATGGGAAATTGAGATAGTGCCTCAATTACTTTCTGCTGTTGTAGTAGCACTATTCCTGGATTCATTTAGTAGTCCTTTCAATAACATTAGCCGTCCCGAAAATAATTTGTTCTGTCCACCCACTTACGTTTGTTACTAAAACATCATAACTCCAGCTTCCTACTGGAAGAGTAGTGGTTACGCTTTTAGGGATTAATAATTCTATTTTTCCATTTGGTCCATCAATTAAAATTGTACCCAGTGCCGTAGAAATATTCACTAGTGGTGTACCCGTAGAACCCACCGTTGGTCTTACCTGCATTTGCACACTGTACCCAGTGATATTAACTGGATATTTTAGTCCGATCGATTCTACACTTACCATATAAATAATTGGTAAATAAAAATCTGTTCCTCTTACGATATCGATAGCTACTTCACAATTATTCTGCATATAAGATCCTTAAGTTTTGATGATGTAATTAAGAACCAATGAAGGTTGAATATTATTGTGTGCATTTCCACCACCTTCAGTTGAAGTAGAAGCGTCTTGTCTATTGGTATTACTACCACCTGCCGGAGATTCACTACCGCTTCCAGAGTTATGAGCATACCAGGTAGAGTGACTATGTGCTGGCATTTCTGAGGTAGTTAAGGTATGTGTCTTTGCTCCAGGGTTCGCTCCTAGAGTACCAAAATCAGAATCAGCTGCTTTATATCCTACTGCTACATTTCCTCTTAAGTCTGGAATATTGAAGGTTGTTGCCCCATCTCCTGCACCATAAGTTGTACCGCAAATTGCAAAAAGGGCTGCATAGGTCGCTCTACTAACTGCGGCACCGTTACATATTAAATAGCCAGTAGGAGCAATTGCTCCAGCAAACATCTTTACAACCCCTGAAGTCTCAGTGTTCTTAGCACCAATACCAGGCTGCCAACTTGCAGGAGAAGAAGCAGGAGCATTACCAGTGTTGTTGTCTGCAAGTGATTGGTAGATCTGTCCAGCAATCTGAACATAGCTATCAAGGTAATAGGTTGTTGCTGAGTCATATTCGGGAATACCCATTTGAAGTAAGTAGGCCAGCATATAGCCATAGACATAGTCTACTGCATTCATGTCTTCAAGAAAAGGTCGATTGGTTGCTATTGTTTCAGCTGCCCAACCTCTTGGCCAGGCAGTTCCTGCTTGTAGAGTAGCAATATCTGCTGAATATATTGGAGCAGCATAAGAACCAAACTGACCAATTTCAGATCCAGCATTTACTGTGCTCCCGAATTGTAATAGTGTTTTTCTAAGTAGCTTTGCCATTTAATTCTCCTAGATATTAACAATCGTGATACCTACGCCCATTGGTTTAGGTAGTATGTTGCCAAGAAAAGCACAAATTGTTCCAACGTTATGGTACGGATTTTGTAGATTATAAGTAATAGTATAATCAAGGTTATCTACCACGTCTATTGCTCCTTCAAAGATCTCATATAAAGCTTCCTTAATAGTTTTCAAAGAAGTATAATTATTGTTAGCAATGATCTTAATCTTTATTAGTGATAGTAATTCAAAGTCTGTAGTGGTATATGAAGTTGTAGTTTGCCAACGTGAAATATAGTAAGTATCTGTTGGAGTACTAAAGCGATTAAATCCAATACTAGCTGGAACTCCTGAGTACCTAGTAAAATTAAAAAATTCATGGGTAAGATCAAGGCCAAATATTTCTCTGGGAACTCCTACAATATTTCCTAAGATGGTTAGTTGTTGACCAGAAGCTGTGTCTAGATTAAAAGCATCTTGAAGAGAAAAGACTAATCCATCACAAGCAGCATTGTTCACTAGGCACTTAATGGTATCTTTTGCCTTAGGTAATTCGGCATATTGGATAATTAATTGATTTGCATAATAGTCTAGTGCTTCAGTTAGTGTCATGGCTTTAGCTCAACGTTATTCTAGCGGTTGATAGAACAAATTTATTCTTTTTAGATAAGGGACTCAAAAGATTTACCCAGGTAACTCCATCATTAGAAACTCCTAATCCTGAGCAAACTACATCTGGGTTAATAGCTCTGATCTGTATATTTAGAGTTGAAACATCTGCTGGATCATAAATACCTAAAATGTAGTTAGTTACTAGAGCTTCTTTTATTGCCGTCCGATCAATGGCTGAACCACTAATGGAAACTAGAGTTGCCTGTAGGTAAAGATTTTCATTTACTGCTGAATCATATTGCATAGTAATAGTTGAAAGATCTACTTGAGTAATAACGTAAGTTAAGGTTCCTTTCATCGGTATACCTAAGTTCCGATAAGTATAAATTGTTTCTCCAATTAGTGCTGCTGTACCTCCGTCAGTAACTACCCAAATGCCATGTGCTGGAATACCATCAGCATCTACTGCATTAGTAGTATTCTCATAAACTACAGCCTCAGTTACTCCTACCAGAGAATTTAGTCCTGAAAAGAGAGCCTTCAAAGAACTTTGTGCTGGGAAAGCAGTAGAAGCTTGTCGACGTAATCTGAAATTAGCATCCGTCTCTTGATTCGTACCTACTTGAGTAGGAACTGCTGGATTATTTACACTCACTACCCCGGCTACAATTGTTACTGGAGTAGTTAAAGTATTTGCCAATACCTGGATAAAACCAATTGCTGCTGATTGGAAACTAAGGCTAGTAGTTCCAGAAGAAAGAGAAGCTGAAGTAATAAGGTAGAATAAATTACCATTAGAGTCCTGTATAGTAAAGGGAGTGGAAGTATCAAGTCCGTTCAGGTTAACACTCTGGTTAGTTACCACATCGATGGCCACTTGTGTATAAGTTCCCGGCTTCCTTGTCAATCCTGAAATTTGAGCAATACGGTCTAATGATACTCCCACAGCTTGATCTGGATCCATGGAATTATAGATAGCTACACAGAGATTTAAAATATCCATTTTTGAAAGAGCATAGATATTAATCATTTGTCCATCTGGTGAATTTGAGGCCACGTTAATATCAGCCCCGTAAATCTGAATCAAACCAGGAGTATCTGAAGTACCATTAGTGATATTTGCTACAATTTGTTCAAAGGTTTCAATTTGAATTCCAGCTGCTGTTATTTGATTAGACATTTGGGACTACCTCTAAGGTTTGGGTATAATTTTGAGTATAGATAGTATTTATGTTGTAAGTCAGAGTTGCTCTACGACTAGAGTTAGTAGAATTTAGTGTTAAACTATTCACACTTACAACTCCATAGGATTGAAGGATTATAGCTCTGACATTTAATAGGATTTGCTGGTCACTATTAGGAGTACCTAAAAGAGTGAACCACTCAATACCAGCTGACATATCAAAAAAGCAATTACCAAAAAATGATAATATTCTCGTCTGGATATTCTCAGCAATAGCTAATTGAGCTGATAGGTAGTTCTCTTTACCCTTACCAAATGTCCAATCGTGATTTATATCTAATGCTCTAATGATCATATTTTTATAATCCAATTAACCATCTTTGTAGGTTGAACGTTCTGGTGAGGTGTGTCACTACCTTGAGGAGCTACTGTAACGTTTATAAGACTATTGATTAATTGAGCTTGAACTGCTGCATCAGCACCACCAGCAGCTGAGGAGTCATTTCTAGTATTAGCAGTACTACCGGGGTGATCATGTTCTGGCATCTCTGGAATACTAAGTTGGTGGGCTTCTTCTCCAGTATTACC